TGTACGCTTTGTTTTTAGTGCTTCAGCAGCTGTATCTTCCTTCGATGTTCCTCTTCCGGCTTTTTGTACTTTAGGGACTTTCTTGACTGCTTTCTTCTTCGGAGCTACTTTCTTGGTTAGCTTATCAAATTCCATAGCTTTCTTAATTACTAAGACACTACGGTGGTCTGCTAACTGATTTATCTCTTCTGGAAGAAACCCTACTTCAGCGGCATACTTGCGTACATCCTCTTTTATAGTTGAGTCTTTATTTTCCCATTCGGGTAGAGCTTCTACAAGCCTAGTATATTCCTGTCTAATGAAATGTGTCTTGGCTTGTTGGGCCTGCTGCATCTGCTCGTTTTGAACTTGCTGTTGCTGTTGGGCCACACTGTTAACTCTTTCCTGTGCATCTCTGTACTCATCCTTCTTAATCATATAAGCGTATGGGTCTTCCTGTTTAAGGGTTTCCCAATCCACTGTATCGAAGTCTTGCAACTTGGCTGTCTGCTGCTCTCGCAACATCTGAAGACCATTTGCGTACATTTGCCTCTCCTGCTCTAGTTGCTGACGCTCGGACTGGATATTCTCCGTCTCCTTGCGTTGCTCTGCTAGTGCTTGAGACTTACGAGTATAGTCAGCCTGTCTCTGGTATCCACTCTTGAGTTCATCTATACCAACCTCATATTCCTCTCCGTCTACTTTAATAGTATACTTCAAGTCCTCTTCGGCTACTATTTCCAACTCTTCCTCAGATTCCTCTGATTCTGCGGATACTTCCTCTTCTACCTCTTCTTCAGCTTGTCCCTCTTCGGGGGCTTCTTCTTCAGTATTTTCGGCTTCCTCTGTTTCCTCTACCGCTTCCTCGTCAACAGCGGCTTTGGTTTCCTCGCTTGCGGTTTGCTCTTCTGAGTCCCACATGTTAAGGATTGTATTTGCAGTTTCTTCACTAGAACCTGCTTTTGCTCTTTCAAATCTACCTTCTTGGTTATTCTCTTCAGAACCCATAGGTTACTCCTCTCACTTAGTTAATAAATTCTTCTTGCTCCTTCTCTGCAAGTTTGCCAGTTTCAAACACAGACTTTATATGTTGTTCCACCAAGTCCAGTGCTTTAATTGTTATGTATAACCTATCTCTTTCTACTTCCTCGGCAACTCTAGTATTCAAGAGATGTTTAATTAATTCTTCTCTGATTGTTACAAATGACTCCTTGAATAGAGGAGTCTCCAACAATCGTTTTGCTTCATCTGCTCTACGCAGTTCTTCTCCCTTCTTCCTTCCCATATTAGTTTCCTATTTTAACAGCCCTTTCCTGTTCTCTCTCCAATACAAGTTCCTGTTGCTTAAGTGCAAGTTCCGCTTTCTTAATTTCCAGTTCCTGTGCTTTAATCTGCATCTCAACTTGAGCTTCCTGCTGTTGCAACTCTAGCTTCTGTTGTGCTAATTGAGCATCCAACTGCATCTCTTGTTGTTTCAGAGCAGATTCTTGTTGAATCTTCTGTACTTTAATTTTCAGTTCTTCAGCCTTTAGTTGTGCTTCCATCTGCTTGGCTTGTTCTTCTGGAGAAGGCCCTTGCTGTTGTGGTGCTGGAGCATCACCGGGGTCAGTAATGAAGTCATCTACATTCTTCATACCCATAGCTTTAACTTGTTCTGCTACTAGGTTATATACATTCTTAGGAGTAATAAGCATACCAGCGGCAGGATGTTGGGCAATCATCTGCATTGTTTGTCCCAGTCTACCTAAGTGCATAAGGTTCATATCCTTATTGCCAAATCCTAATCCGACCTGTGCAGTACAATCCAATGAATCTTTCCACTCATGCGGATACATAGTAATCCAGTTATTATTAAGTCTTACAATTTTCTCTGGCTTTTCATATTTCTGTACTAACTGGTATACAGATTGTGCTAGATGTTTCATGCCAGTTTCTGCAAATATTCTTGCAATCAGTTCAATCTTCTGCTGTGCTGCGGTCATCACTTGACCTATGCCTGTAGCAGTTTGATGAGATTTCAAAGCACCTTCAGATAGACCCATTGACTGTTTACTAACACCAGTACGTTCTTCTCTGATGCTATCCAAGTAACCGAGCATATTAAAAGAGTTTTGGTCTAACTGTGGTGTTGCTAATGGATTAACAGCACCCGGAGTCCTTACTCTTACAATACCGCCCGGTCTTGAAGTCATTAGGTCATCTAAATTAGCTTGTCCTTCGACTACTTCATAACGCCCATTGTTTGTTAAGTACATATTGTCTAACAAGTTACGCATTAAGGTAGTCTTAATTAGTTGAAGGTCAGAGATTAAGTCATAAACACTCAGACCGTAGAACTTATGAGGCATCGGGATAGGTGTAAGGGAGGAGAAGGGAACACTATCCACAGCCTCATTGTCAAACAATACGTCTCCAACCTTCGTTACTTTTCTTAATTCGTCAATACCGTCATTGTCAAAATCTACTCTGACATAACACTCTGTTATCCAGATACCCTCATCAATATCACCTTCTGGTGCTGAACTCTGTTCATGGCTGAATCTGGCAAGTCTTTCTGCTTTATAATCGGCTTCATCATTAGTAAATGCTTTCTCTACTTTTGATTTAGGATAACCCTGCTCTAATAATTCAGACTTAGTTATCTTGACTCTATGACCAACAAAACGAGCATCCTCGATTGTCTTAGCATATTTATTAATTAAAAATTCTTCTGGCGGTACAGGTTCTATCCTCACCTGTCCATCATCATACGTTCTTGAAACTACAACATCATGTGTAATATTCTGTGGTGTGAGAGCTATTACATCTGTTGCTGTCTCTTCACCACCAATTTCTGTGTGTTGCTTTACTTCTACATTGTCATCTGATAAGAGGGCGGTGAACTCTTCTTCCGTTAAATTCTTGTACTCTTCTCTTAATGTCTCGCTGGTATCATCCCAATAGTGTTTGACAATACCGTTCTTTTGTAGCAAAGCATCTTTAAACCACTGGTATATAATACTAAAGCCGGGGTTTTGACGCATAATGACATAGTTTACATAGTCCGTAGACTGCTTTGCCATGTCAACATCTTCCGGGCCTTGTGGTTCAAACTGAACAACCTTGTCACCACTGGTAAATATCTTCATAAGGCTAGGCATAATCCATTCAATTACATCTGCCACATCCCTTGTAACAATCTGGCTTCTGCCTTCCTGCTCATTACCATACTTTTTACCATAGTATCGGTCTAGTGCATCCGAGCGTTGTGTGGTAAGTTTGCCATCTAAGTAACCTAAAGAGGATGTAATCTCTCCCTCTAGGTGAGCAGCCAGCTCACGCTCTGTCATTTTTCTGGACTTCGCCATAAATTATTTACCTTTATTAATTGGGTATTTGGTTTTCTTTGTAGACGGTGGCGGACTCACTGCTTTCATAATCTCTTTCAAATCCTTGATGTCCTGTGCCATCTCTTTAATAATATTCTCTAACCATACTGGGTTAAGTCCCATAACATTCTCCTCTTATATTATCCAACTTAAATCTGTCTTAGGTAATTGTTTACCCCAGACACTATCATTGCCAGTAAATACTACATCCGTTATAGCTAAGTACCTAAAGGCATCGCTGGCGTGTGAAGTCCAATCGTGGACTGGCTTCTGCGACCAGATTTTCTTTTTGTCATCATAACTGCTTCTATATTGAAGTAAAGCTTCTAATCCCTTCTTAGTCTTTTCTTCATCAAACCAGCATTTGTTTAAGTAAGTTCTGGTAGTATCAATACCATCCATGACTTTTAACTTAGGTGCAACTTGGAAGTCTATTCCCAAGTCAAAGGCTAAGTCTCTTCTACTCTTTCCAGTAGAAAACTCTCTAACTACTATGTCGTGTGGTGCAATATGAGCACCATATTGGTAGCCTTTCTTATTAAGTACATCTATATAGAAAGGTAATCCTTCGTTTGAACTTTCAAAATAATCTATGAGGTGTACCGACTTTCCTACAAACTGTGCAAACCAAATCGAGGTTGCGTCAGATACGCCTAAATCCCAACAGGTTACTACCTGCTTAGATGGGTCATAAGGTACTTTCCCCACACGGTCTTCTTCATGGCAAGTTTCAATCTGAGGAGCATAATACGCACCTCTAAGAGCAGCAGACCAAGAACACTCGTATTCTTGTTCAAATTCAGTCTCTGCCATATCTTGTTTCGCAAGCTCCAATTCCTCATCATCTAATATCCCTGTTTCACTCGCCTTATATAAGAACCTAGCCCATCCCTTTCTATCCGGTGCTGAGTGGTATAAATCATAAAAATCATTCTTTCCCTTTGGTGTGCCAATGAATATGGCATATCCCTTCCTGTCAGATAGA